GATGCGTAACATTGCAGACTCGCCGAACGGTGGCATCATCTCTGGTGACGCTAACGACGTGACGACGCTGCAAGCTAATAAGTTTAACGACTTTAGAGTTGCACAAGAAACAATGAACACCATCACCGAACGTATGTCTTATGCATTTCTACTCAACAGCTCCGTCCAACGGAACGCTGAACGAGTTACAGCAGAAGAAGTACGCTTCATGGCGCAAGAGTTAGAAACTGCTCTTGGCGGAATTTATTCCGTCCTATCCCAAGAGTTCCAGCTTCCACTCGTCAACCTCCTTCTCGGTAAAATGCAGAAGGAAGGTAAAATGCCAAAATTCCCTAAAGATACTTTAAAACCTCAAATCGTCACTGGCTTAGAAGCACTAGGCCGTGGACAAGATCTCAACAAGCTGTCTCAATTCTTACAAATGTTGCAGCCGTTAGGACAGGAAGTCATTGCTAGTGAACTTAACATTAGTGATTACCTCGACCGCCTCGGCGCGTCACTGGGTATTGACACTCAAGGTCTTGTTAAGTCTGACGAACAGAAGCAACAAGAGATGCAACAGCAGCAAGAGATGATGCAGCAACAACAGATGATGCAGATGGCTCAAGCCGCAGCCCCTAACGCTATGAAAGCCGTAGGCGACATGGGACAAGAGGGTGCAGCTCAGTTAGCTGAGGAGGAATAAGATGGATTTTATTGACGATATTGGCGGCATGGCTGCTAATGCGCGTGATGCCATACAAACTTATATAGCGAGCAAGGAAGCTCCAGCGGTACAGGCCGCCGATAGGCATCCTAGGTCTACTCAGTTTTATAAGGACATAGGCTTACACGCTGAAAAAGATCACGGTTCCTCTCCTATACCCACCCACGATACTGCTGAGAGCCACTTACCTGAAAGCGAGCGATCGCTGGATATAGGGTATGGACACAAGCTCACGGATAAAGAGAGAGAGTCAGGAGTAATCTATGGCATTCCATTTGCGAATGGACTGTCGGACGAGGACAAAGTTACAATCTTGAATAAGGATATGGAAAACCACGCACAGTATGCAAGGGAGGCCGGTTGGGATGCTAAACTTAAAGAAAGAGGCAGTAGCTGGGATAAACTAGATCATGGTTTTAAACTTGCTTTAACATCTTTAGCGTACAATGTTGGAGGCGATAAAGCCGGGGCAGAGTGGACGAGCGTGTTAGACGCAGCAGTTAATAAAGATACGGCAGCGTTTGCAAAGCATCTACGAAGACAGGATAACAAAAAGAATACAGCCGGTATGGATAATAGAGTAATTAAAGAAATGTTTTACTCTGGCCTTATTAAGAATGCTTCTGAAGTAACAGGACAACTTCCTTTAGGCAATGCCGATCACTCAGGTGTTCCGAGATAACTAAAAGGTAAAACATGAAAACTAAAAGAGTATTAATCAACGGTGTTATACGCTCAGTACCCGACGTGCCTGTAGTCGTAGAAGCACCTAAGACTCCTAAAGCTGTTGTCAAAAAGAAAACAGCTAAAAAGAAATAAAAACTAAAGAGATTATTTATGGACATGAATACATATGAAGAGCAAGGCGAATCACAAGAGCACGTAGATGCTATGATCGCTAAAGGCGAACAGATAGAAAAGAACAACAACCCGGATCGACCTGATTGGTTGCCGGAGAAATTTAAAGACCCAGCACAAATGGCAGAAGCATATGCACAGCTTGAGAAAAAGATGGGTCAAGGTGAGCCTGCGGAACCAGCAACTGAAGCTGAGGCAGCAGCAGAGCCAGAGGCGACAGATACAGGCGATCAGCCTGAAGCCTCCGAAGTCCGACAAGCGGTAGAAGCGCAAGGCGTAGACTTCGATTCACTACAAAACGAATACAACGAACATGGAGAACTAGGAGAAGCTGCTTTACAAAAGTTAGCTGATGCTGGTTTCTCTAATGATTTGGTAAAGAGTTGGATTCAAGGCCAAGAGGCTTTGAACACTTCTTATCAAACGTCTGTCTACGAAACCGTGGGCGGCGAAGAGTCTTATAAGGAAATGTTATCATGGGCAGGGGACAACCTCAGCCAAGCTGAAATCTTAGCCTATGATCGCGCCGTAGACTCTGGAGACATTGAGATGGTCAAGATGGCAGTAGCCGGACTTCAAGCTAAGTATCAAACTGTAGAAGGTGCAGACCCTACCCTCGTGGCGGGACAATCTACGTCTTCATCAGGCGGTACTTATAGTTCGTGGGCAGAAGTGACCACAGCTATGAAGGATCCTCGATACGAAACTGATCCAGCATACCGTCAACAAGTTGCGAACAAACTTGATCGCAGCAACGTCCAATAGTCTCTTTGGCCTCCTTCGGGAGGCTTTTTTAATTCTATAAGTACAACAACACAAAATTACAATTACCTTTGACCCCTGCGGGGATAATCTCAGAGAACGGAGTTACGTGTTAAGTGACTGAAAGAATGCAAACATTAAACATTCATTTAAACATTTAACAAAAGGTAAATTATTATGTCATGGAATGGAATTACAGACCCAACAGCGGCAGCGTCTCGTCCGGGTTTAAACAACGACGCTGGCTCAAAGCGAGCTAAATTCTTGAAGCAATTTTCCGGGGAAGTTCTGACGAGCTTCGAGGAAACTAACGTAGCTATGCCTCTTCACCGAGTGCGTACTATTTCTAACGGTAAATCAGCACAGTTCCCTTCAATCGGAACTACCACTGCTGCTTACCACTCACCGGGTGAAGTGATCCTTGGTGGTAAGGTTGACTCTAGCGAGATCACCGTAACCGTTGATGATCTGCTCGTAAGTTCGGCTTTCGTGCCTAACATCGACGAAGCAATGAACCACTACGATGTGCGCTCTACTTATAGTAAAGAGATGGGTAACGCTCTAGCAAACGCTGCTGACCGTAACATCTTCTCAACTATCTATAAAGCTGCCGTTGGTACTGGTAACGGCGACATAGAAGGTCAGTGGATCAACAGTGACTTCACTGGTCTGTCTACTGGTTCTGTTTCTGGTAACAAAGGTAAGATTGACATCAACGATGTTTCTGCTGAAGGTACTACTTCTCCAGCCACTACTGCTCAGAATGTTGTAGACGGTATCATCAACAGCTTGATGATGTTTGACAAGCACGATGTAACTGGTGAGAAGTATTGTGTTCTGAAGCCAGAAACTTACTACCTACTTCTAGGTGCTGACTCTACAGCTATCAACCGTGACCAAGGCGGTAACGGTAGTGTAGCTACTGGTCAGGTTCCTACAGTTGGTGGCGTTAAGATCTATATGTCTAACCACCTGCCACTCGCTGCTCAGTCTACTCCTAATCCTTCAGGAACTAACGAGTCGAACCGAGCTGGTGCATACGACATTAACGATCCACAACTACAAGGTATGGTATTCACTAAGGATGCTGCGGCAACGGTGAAATTACTCGATCTGGGCGTAGAATCGGAATATCAGATTGAACGTCAGGGTACTTTGATGGTTGCTAAGTATGCTATGGGTCACAACGTACTACGTAACAAATCAGCTATCGCTCTTATGGCGTAAGCTATCCAAAACTAGGGGCATCCTTCGGGGTGTCCCTTTTTTTCATTTTTCATTGAGGTATATATGACAACTCCAACTACAACATTGGGTGCAGTTAACTCCATGCTCTCAACCATTGGCGAAGCTCCAGTGAACAACTTGAACTCCGGTCTAACGGACGCTGAGACTGCTGAAACCATTCTCAATGAAGTTTCAAGAAGTGTACAAGCTCAAGGGTGGAACTTTAACTCTGAGCCAAATTTAACCGTTGCTGCTGACACTGACGGCAACGTGGTATTACCACAAGAAGTTATTCGAGCTGACTTAAGTAACAATAAGTACAGAAGCACAACAAACGAATACATCCAACGTGGCAACAAGATCTACGATAAAAGACAACACACATTTAACATCGGTAAGGCGCTTACCCTCGACGTAGTTGTACTCCTAGAGTATGAACAAATGCCAGAGGTCGCACGACGTTATGTGTCCGTACAAGCTGCTCGTGTTTTCCAAGAGAGAGTTGTCGGCAGTGACCGACTGTCCTCTTACACCAGAGCTGACGAACAAGCCGCTCTATTCGCTCTACAGGAGCATGAAGGAGATAACGGCGACTATAACATATTCGACGATTACAGCACCGCAAGTGTGCTTGATCGCAACATAGGCACAAAGGTGATTAGCAATGGCTCTAGTTTCTAAAAGCATACCCAATCTCATCAATGGGATTTCGCAACAACCCCCAGCTCTCCGTTTGGAAACGCAAGGGGAAGTACAAGAGAATGGCCTGTCTGATGTGGTTGATGGCTTAAAGAAACGACCGCCCACTCAGTTCCTCAAGAAGCTAGTTAAGACTACTCCATCGTGGAATCCTAGCACAGCCTCTAGCACAACTTTAGGTAACCTAACTCCTTACAATTCAACGCCATTAACACAGGCGGAATTAGATTCGTGTTTTATACATTCGTACAAGCGCAGTGAAGATGAGCAGTATACAGTTTTAATTATTCCGGGAACAACCGCAAAAGTTCTTGTTTATGATATTGAGGGTAATCTTCGCTATGAGTCAGGTAAAACAAGTTGGCTTGTGGACGGCTCTAACATTAGCTATCAAGATGCCAACGGTGCTACACAGTATAGAAATACAGACACCACTGGCTACTTAGGACAAGCCGGAAAAGACGATATGACGGCAACGTCCGTGGCTGATGCTACGTTCATAGTTAATAAAAATGTTACAGTTAGTCTGTCGGATGAACGCAATCCGCCAGCCGTCGGCAGCTCTGCACTTATTTATCTAAAGTCAGTAAACTATGGTAGACGTTATAGTTTAACCTTAAATACTAAAACACCTAATAGTACAGAGGCTCCAGTTACAGGTTATGCGGACACCGCTAATGCCACAACAGGTACAAGTTCAGGGACTACGAACAATGATGCTCTTAAAGTTTCAACAACCCTTGGTCAATTACGGACAAGATTATTAACTAGCTCAACCGCTACAGGAGCAGATGCTAGTTATTCATCTACTCAAACCATAGATGCTGCTGAAACGAGCGATTACATAAACGGTAGATTAAATCTACAAACTTTAACAATAAACGACGCTACTTATAACGCTGATCAAGCACGTCTTGTTGTAACAACAGGTGATGTTACTGTTCCATTCAATGCTCAAGGCATAGGTGGATGGAAGTATGCCTCTACTGCATCAACTAACAGGCAGATAATTCTTCCTCAAGAGTATGTTCCGCAACAGTATAACCCAGAATTGCAGCAGCATTATTATACTCGTGCCACAGTTTCAATTTTTGAATTAGAAGCAGGCACACAAAAGGATATAACCCTTCAGCCTACTAGCTACGCAAGCGAACCTTACTTTGTTATTAACTCGACACCCGGAGGACGAATAGACGATTTCACCCTCACAGCAACGGATGACGACGGCGGTACTAACCTTAGAGCTTTTAAAGATAATGCCAAATCTTTTACTGACTTACCCAACCAATGTGTTGATGGTTACAAGTTAGGCGTTGTAGGCGATAACAATAAAAACGAAGATGACTTTCATGTTATCTTTGAAGGTTCCGGCGGTAGTGGTTATTGGAAAGAAACTGTAAAAGGCGGTCTTAAGAATTACTACAACTTAAATTCGATGCCTCACCAACTACGCCAAGGAGCTGACTTACAGTTTAGCTTTACTCAAGGTGATTGGGATCATAGACAGGCAGGCGACGATAACACGAACCCTGCACCAAGCTTCGTTGGTAATAAGATTAATGACGTATTCTTCCACCGTAACCGCTTAGGTATTCTCTCAGATGAGAATGTAATCTTTAGTGAAGCTAGTAGCTACTATAACTTCTGGCGTACAACGGTGCGTACATTATTGGACTCTGATCCAATCGACGTAGCCGTATCCCAGAACGAAGTATCTGAACTTAAAGCTGCTGTTCCTATTCAGGATAACTTATTGTTATTCTCTGAGTTAAACCAGTTCACTTTATCTGCCTCGCAGTTGCTTACACCCTCTGAAGTTACCATTGACCAAAGCACAAAGTACGAGTGTGATTTAACAGCCACCCCCGTGGGTGCAGGTAACAGTGTGTTCTTCGCTACACTAGGTGGCGACTTTGCGGGTGTACGAGAGTTCTACACCGATGGCGAAACAGAGATAAAGAACGCTGTTTCTATAACCGCACACGTTCCTAAGTATCTTCAAGGTAACATAAGAAAGTTTGCAGCATCTTCTAACGAAGATACGCTCATCGCTCTTACTGAAACCAATAAGAAAGAGTGTTACGTTTATAAGTGGTACGACTCCGGGCAGGAACGATTACAAAGTTCTTGGTCTAAGTGGACATTCAACGCCGAGATCGTAGACGTATCGTTTAACAATGCTACACTATTCTTTACCTTTAATGACGGTACTTTCCAAAAGATAACACTAAAGGAAAGCCCTGTTTCTATTGCGTACACCGTAGGTTCCGAAACGAGTGTTGCACTACGTGGTGACCCTCTATTAGATTCAAGAGGATACCTACAACGCCCTCAAGGGGTAACAAGCTACAGTCCTAATTCTTTACCTGCTTTGTATACTCTGTTAGACAGCACGACGGTTTTCACTGACCACCGAGGAGAAATCCTTGCAACAGGGTCTAGTACATTGGAGCTGTTTAAAGTTTCAGCCTATTTAAACGGAACGCACATTGAAGACGGTGTAACTGTAAACAACTACGCTTATGCTGGACAGCCTTATACGTTTAAGTATCAACTCTCTGAGCAGATCTTTAAACCTGTCAAAGGTGACTCCACAGAGTTAGCGAGGTTCCAACTAAGGAACATTAACTTTAACTATAACGATACAGCAACCTTTAAAGTAACTGTAGAGAACTTAGGACGTGATCCGGTTGTCACTACGTTTACCGGGCGTATCTTAGGACAAGCTAATAACATCTTAGGCTTATCCCCTATTGTTAAAACAGGCTCGTTTAAGATAGGCGTACAGTCACAAGCTAAAAACACTAAAATAACCTTAACCAACGATTCGCATTTACCCTCAATCTTCCAAAGTGTTGAGTGGGAAGGATTCGTTAATCTAAGAAACCAGAGACTATAAATTATGCCACACCATTACAGAAAAAGTACCTTTCAAGATTGCAGGGACATGGCTCCTTATATGCGTGAACAAGACGCTAATGAAGTTATGGCAAGCAGCGGTGCTACTCCACTACGAGCTTTGCAGGCTGGATACAACTCGTCTGCGTCGTCCGGGTGTTTTACTATCATACACGAAGATGGTAGCATTG